AAGCGACAGCGAGTTAAAAACTATTGGAGATCTGGCAAATAGGAATAGAGATAAGATGAGCGAAGACCACAAGGCTCACTTGGGCAAAAAACATAATGAATATAAAGAACCCGCTTCTACTAAAGAACTTCCAAAAGGTATGAGCAGATTACAAAGGCCCAAGCAGAAAATTAAATGGAGACAAGATGGATAATTTTATTTTTAAGCCCAGTAGTTTATTTACAAAAAAAATCAACACTGAAGAAACAGTAGAGTTCTATACTCTGCGAGATCACGAATCTTTTATAGATGAATCCAATAGAGCAAGGGTTGAGGAAGAGAATAGTTCGGTATTTGCTAAAAAAACCACAAGAAAAAACGGTACTCTAAAATACAGCATTAGACTAGGAAACAACGGTAAGTTCTATAATCCTTTATCAATCTATGGACAAGAAAAAACTCATACATTTCTTAATAGGATTTGTAGATCCAACGACAGATTCAAAGAAGTAGGACAAAAGGTTTTTAATATGTATTTAGAGTTCTTGAACACAAAAAATGTATCATGGTTAATTAATGCAGAAAGGGAGCACGAGTAATGGCTAGAATAAATAAAATGCAAAAGTATGCGATATTATGGTTGAGTAGTCAGGGTTTAGACACTGAAGCTATAGTTGCAGAGACAAAACTTGGTAAAACACAAATTGCAAATACTATAATAGAATACGCTAATAAGACTTCAGAAAAAGGTTTGCAAACCAAAACTTCGCCGGTTAATGGATCACGATCCAAAAACCTTATGATAACAGAGTCTTCTAATAAAACTCGAAGCGTAGCTATAATGACCAAAGAAGCATCTCAATTGAATGATGATTTAAAAAAGAATACTAATTCTTCTTCCAAAATCCAGAAAGGTATCTATAGACCATATAGTAAATAATTATGTCTGATTTTTTCCAAGAAATTGTAAACGAACTATCCGATGAAGAAAAACAAATACTAGACAAGATTCAAAACAAGTTATTATCCTCTTTAGAAGATCAAAAAAATCAAAAAAATCAAAAACTAGAAGACATAGTTGATCCGTATATAGATTTATCCACAGAGCATCCTGATATTATCAAAAAGAAAAATATTACAGGCTCTCCTAATGAATTGGTTTTTATAATCAAAGCAGAGGCTTCTCAGATAGGTGAACACGGACAACTATTGTCAATTGTTGATATAATAGAAAAATTTTACCACATACCTATACAAACAGACGATGACTATAAACCACATATAGATAAGTTTTTTGATAAGTTCCATACTACTTTGGAAGAAACTTGCAGGATTATCCACTCTAATAAAAAACATGAAAAATGATACATATCTATCTCGTTATTCCAACAATAAGCCAGTATCAGCAGCTCAATTTATAACAGAAATCATCTGTGAAAGAAAAGCAGTCTCCCAAAAAGAAGATCTGCACTATAGGTTTTGGGTAGAAAAAAAATGGGCAACTTTTTATAGGAATCAAATAGGCTCTGCTCATAAATTGCTAAAAAAATATAGTTCAAAAGCAATTATAAAGGCGCTTGCTACTGATGTTGGAAAAAGAATATATTCGTTGCGAGCGCCCCATCTGCCAGCTATCATAGAACAACAGGAAGCATTGATAGCTTCAGAAAATAAACAAATTACGTTAGAGATAGATAGAAGCTCAAACGTTAAATTCGGAAAACAACAAAATACTAAAAATAATATTATTTCAAAACTGAAGGATTTAGAATAATGAGCTTAAAGGAAGACGTAGTCAAAAAATTTGGCGATGATATTATCCTTAATGGTAATTCCATTGTGGATAAGAAATTGATCACAATACCAGTTAGTCCCTCTTTGGATATTGTTCTAAATGGTGGAATTCCCGAAGGTAGTTTTGTGATTTTAACTGGTCAACCAAAATGTGGAAAAACTACAACCTCATTAGATTTTTGTGCCACAGCACAAAGAAAAGAATACGCTCACAGTTCCTTTGCCGAAGGTCGAAATGTATACTATCTTAACATTGAGGGACGGCTTAAAAAACGAGATCTGGAGGGTATACCTGGCCTTGATTTGACACGGTTTAATGTTATAGGGTCTAAGCAAGGTAAAATATTACATGCCGAAGAATATCTACAAATAGGCGAAAGAATTATTAATGAAATACCTGGATCTGTTTTAATCATAGACTCATACTCCGCATTATGTACAGAGGCCGAAATTACTAGCGATATGGACAAGATGCAAAGAGCAGACGGAGCTAAATTATTGGCTAAGTTTTGTAGAAAAGTTGCCAATGTTATTCCTGTCAATAGAAATATTGTTATCGGTATTACTCATCTTATGGGTAACCCTGGCTTGGGTCATAGTGAATGGAAAGAGAAAAGCGGTCAGGCTATTGCATATCAAACAGACATTAAGTTAAAAGCTCAATTTCATAGACCATGGAAAGTTGGATCAGCAGAAGACGGTCAACAAATAGGTCAAGAAATACAGTGGCAAGTACAGTGTTCAGCATTAGGTCCGCCTGGAGGCACTATAACTAGCTATATTAGATATGGTCAAGGTATTGACAAACAAACAGAAATAGTTACACTGGCCTCAGACTTGGGACTGATACATAAAGCAGGAGCTTGGTATACTATAACAACGGTCGAATCAAAACCTAAATTTCAGGGAACAGAAAAGGTTCGCCAGTATCTTGTAGACAATCCTGAGGTATACGAAAGTCTGTGGCTAAAAGTTAAGGAGACAATGGGGATCAAAGGATGATAGTAAGAGATTTGGAAGGAAACGTATCTCAATGGCAACTTACCGGGAATATGGCTAAGGGTAAAATTGCCAATAAATCTAATTTGCATCTCAAAGCTCGCTCAATACTCATGTTATGCTTTCCAACTTTGCAAATATTGGAAGAGGTGCCTGTAGTAATTAGGAAGAATGAAACATTATTTCTAGATTTTTATCTACCATTAATTCAGATGTGCGTAGAAGTACATGGAGAACAGCATTATAAGTTTGTACCCTTTTACCATCATAATACTTTGGGCTTTATAAGATCACAAAAAAGAGATCGTGAAAAAGTAGAATGGTGTGAAAATAATCAGATAAAATTTATAGCATTACCATTTCATGAAAATGAAAACCAGTGGACTGGAAGGTTAACAAATGAACAAAACAGCTAAGGAAGAATTACAAGACTGGGATAATATCCTAGATGAATATGAGAAAGGACTCGGCTTACCAAAATATAATAGTAATGGTATGCCAGAGCAAGAGCTTAATAATTATTTAACCATGGATAGAACAGAGCTAGAAAAAATAACACCGGAAGATTGTGCTCAAATATCTTATAGATTAGCTCAGTTTTCTTTTTATATACAACGTACTATAAATAGAGAAATAGCTCGTAATAACTGGGCCGATGAAACAATCAAAATGGTTATAGCTGACGAAATTAATAATTATAAGGGATACGGATACGTAGAAAAATCTCTACAAGCTATCAAACATAATGAAAAAGCACAAGCTATCAATAAGATTAAGATCTATGCAAAACAACGAACAGATAGACTATCTTATTTGGCTAACTCGATCAAAAATTTATCTGACATACTAATTTCTATTCAAAAGATTAAACTGGTGACAAAAAATGGATAATATAAATCTAGACCCAAGACAAATACAACAGATGATTCTTATGCTTCAGTCTATGTTGCCTCAGTCTAATGATGAAATAAAACAAGAGGAGCTACCCAAATCCGAAGCAAAGCAATCCAGATCCAGACCCAAAAAGAATACACAACATAAAGCTAAGACCAAGCCATCACGAGAGAATAAATTTGACGCTATGATGGAAGCTAGAATGCATAAAGAAGATATCGCAATAGATAAAAAACTATCTGTACTACCTCCTGTTCCAAGAGCCAGACCATTTGAGTGGATAAATGCCGTATGCAGAGTCTGTGGTAAAAAAGAGAAAGTTAATCCAGTACTAATAACAGATAGTATTGATAGATACAAGTGTAACAAGTGCGCAACGGGAGCAGGCTGATGACAATGGTACTATGCGATCCATCTGCTGAAAGAGCAGTATTGGCTGGTATTTGTAATTATGGTGAGGACGCATATCTTGATATTGCAGATATTATACAAGATACTACTTTCACTATTGATAGTAATAATATTATATATAAATGCCTAAAAATTATATGTGAAAGAGAACACAAGCCATCAATAGATATTGCTACTATCTTTTCTACAGCAGAAGAACTAGGCTTAGCTCATATTCTTACAAAAAAAGAAGAAGTACAGCATCTTAAAGCTGTAATGGATTTTCCTGTTGTTCTGGAAAATGTTAGAAAATTTGCTGCAAAAATAAGAAAATTGGAAATAGCCAGACTTTTAAGAAAGCAACTAGAACTAGCTCAAGACAAGATTTTAGACGTAAACGGAAGCGAACCAATAGGATCAATTCTAAGTATAGCAGAAGACACCATCTTCAACTTCACGACTCTTCTTAATGATGGAGATAATAATCCTTCATCTTTTGGACAAAATCTGGATGAGTATGTAAAGAATCTAGAAGAGAATAAAATTGATCAAGTCGGTATTCCTACTGGATTTCCCGTATATGACCAAGCTATTGGTGGAGGTTTAAGAAAGGGTACTGTAAATATTATAGCTGCCCGTCCCAAGACAGGAAAAACACTTTTATCGGATAATATTGGCTTTAATGTTGCTCAACTAGGTATACCAACTTTGAACATGGATACTGAAATGAACAAAGAAGATCATATTAATAGAACATTAGCTATGATGAGTGAGATCGAAATCAATAGTATAGAAACAGGAAAGTTCTCAGAGTCGCCGGATAAAAAGCATAAAATATTACAATCTGTTGATAAACTTAAAACATTAAGAATGTTCCATAAAAGTATTGCTGGTAAACCATTTGAAGATCAACTAGCTATTATGAGAAGATGGTTAGTAAAGGAAGTAGGATTACACGATGACGGAACAGCAAAGGAGTGCGTAATATTTTATGATTATCTAAAACTTATGGATAGTGCTGGTATGAGTCAAGACCTTAAAGAATATCAGGTTCTAGGATTCATGATGACTAGTTTACATAATTTTGCTGTTAGATACAAAGTCCCAATCGTAGCATTTATACAGCTCAACAGGGATGGAATAACTAAAGAAAGCACAGATGCCGCTAGCGGTTCTGATAGAATTATTTGGTTATGTAGCAACTTTAGTATATTCAAAAGAAAGACCCCAGAAGAAATAGCAGAAGATGGTCCTGAAAATGGTAATAGAAAATTAGTACCATTGATTAGTAGACACGGGGGAGGCTTGGACGATAATGATTATATCAATTGCTATATGAAGGGCTGGTGTGCTAAGATTACAGAAGGCAGAACTAGATTAGAAATTATTAACAATAAGGGTGGTAAACAAGATGGCTTCGTTGTTGATGAACAAAGTGAAAATGAATCAGAAATCCAGTTTAACTAAAGATCAGGCTAAACTTAAAATTATTTGTGACGATTTGTGTGATAGTATCTATGATTTATTAGATGCTTTTCAGATCGATTATCGAAATAATTCCAAAATGATCAGCATGTCCTGCCCAATCCATGGAGGTGACAATAAATCTGCTGTAAATCTTTATCCAGAAGGAGAGAGATATAGAGGTAATTGGAAATGTAGGACTCATAATTGTGAACAAATATTTAAGTCTTCGATTATAGGCTTTATAAGAGGTATATTGTCTCATAATAAATACGGATGGACTAAAGATGGAGACAAAGCCTGCTCATTTGATGAGGCTCTTGACTTTGCTCTTAAGTTTCTAAATAAAGATTTTAATAGTATCAAAGTATCAAAAACAGCAAAAGATAAACAATTCTTTTCTAATGCTATAACTTATTTGACAAATAATCCTAATAATGCTAGTGTTGGACCAAGACCTTCTAGAGAGCAAATTAGGAGATCATTAGCTATACCAGCATCCTATTATATAGATAGAAACTATTCATCAGAAATACTAGATAAATATGATATAGGTTTATGTTCTAAACCAGATAAAGAGATGTATAATAGGGTTGTAACCCCCATATACAATAATGACTACCAATATATGATAGGTTGTTCTGGTAGAAGTATTTTTGAAAAATGTAAAACTTGTTCATCCTATCATAACAATCAACATGATTGTCCAGCAGAACACAGTAGGTGGTTATTCTCTAAATGGAAGCATAGCGCTAATTTTAAGAGCCAAAATTGTCTATATAATTTTTGGTTTGCCAAATCTTTTATACAGCAATCGGCTATTGCGATTATTGTTGAAAGTCCAGGTAATGTATGGAGATTAGAAGAAAATGGAATTCATAATAGCGTAGCAATGTTCGGATCGTCATTAAGCGATAGACAAAAAATTATTTTGGATTCTTCAGGAGCTATGACTCTTATAATACTAACTGATCAAGACGACGCTGGACGTAAAGCTGCCGAGCAAATAAGCTTGAAGTGTAAAAATACTTATCGTATCTTTATTCCCCAAATTAGCAAAGCTGACGTTGCAGAAATGACACCCGTTGAGATCAAGGAACAAATCAGCGACTATATAGAAAGTATTAAATGACCAAAATAATAGCTTTTTCTGGTAGAAAACAATCTGGTAAAAGTACTGGTGCTGAGTATGTTCAGCACCTATTAAACAATAAGGGTCTAAAAAATAAGGTTTATAGTTTTGCGGATCCTTTGAAACAAGACATATGTATCAATATACTAGGATTAACATATGATCAGTGTTACGGTAGCGATGACGATAAAAATAGTTTAACGGATATTTTATGGGAGAATATACCAGGATATTTAGGTAATATTACTGGTCCCATGACCGCTAGAGAAGTTATGGAGGTTATTGGTACCAATATTTTTCGTAAAATTAAAAACGATGTTTGGGTCCAAGCTACTTTAGTAGCTATACAAAGAGATAATTTAGATATCGCAATTATAGCTGATTGTAGATTTCCCAATGAGGTCAATAGCATATTAAAAAATAATGGATTTGTTATTAGAATCACTAAAGATCCATTTGAATCAAAGTCTGATGCTGAAATGGCTTTGGATCCAAATAATTACGATTGGTCAAAATTCAGCACAGTTATTAATAATCAAAACATCAATATAGCTGATAAAAATCAATTTATAGAACAATTCTTATATCAAAATGGAATTTTAAACTAATGATAGTTACATATATACGTAGTTCTAGTTACGGAACCCACAGTTTATGTCCTATGCAGTACATGCTTGAGTACGTACTTGGTATGAGAAGTCCCAGCGGTCTTAAAGCCGCTAAGGGCACTGTTTTACACAAGGTGATGGAAATCCTTGCGGTTATAAAAAAGGGCACACAGGATAAATCTACCACGATAGAGGATGACATAATTGGCGCGATCAATGTGACAGACTATAATCTTAATACTATTATTGAAAAAGTATATAAACACTATTCATCTGCTGAAAAACATCATACGTGGACGCCCAAAGATTACAAAGATTGTCATAACTGGGTATACAAGGCATTAGAATACAATAATGGAATGTTTGATCCAAGAAATCAAGACATAGTTCAACCTGAACAACATTTTGATATAGAGATAGATAAGCCTTGGGCAGGTTATAAATATGAAACAAAAGACGGGATTTTGGAAGGTAAGTTAGCTATAAAGGGTACGATAGACTTAATAACCAGAGTTAATGACAAAACATTAGAAATTGTTGATTATAAAACAGGTCGGAGACTTGACTGGGCAACCGGAGAAGAAAAAACCCAAGCTAAATTACAAAATGATGCTCAACTAAGAATATATCATTATGCTATACAGCACTTATACCCTGAAGTTGAACATGTAATTGTATCTATTTATTTTATAAATGACGGTGGAGCATTTAGTATCTGTTTTGATAAAAAAGACTTACATCAAACAGAAATGATGTTAAAACAAAAATTTGAAACTATTAAAAATACACATAAGCCCCAATTAAATAAAAGCTGGAAATGTACGAAGTTTTGTCATTTTGGAAAAAGTACATTCGAAAATAGTCATGCGTTACCAATAGTTGAATATAGAGATAATCAAATAACACCTAAAAACCAATGTATGACCAAGTGCGAACAAGTTAAGCACGATATGGATATAAAAGGACCAGAGGCGGTGATTGACCACTATCAGGTTCCGGGTTATAGTATAGGATACTACAAAGCTCCAGGCAGCGTTTAAAAACATGACAGTAAACTATATCCCCCTACATTTACATTCTACTTATTCTTTATTGGATGGACTCTCTCAACCATCGACTATTGCTGAACGTTGTTTAGAGATAGGAGTAAGAGCTTGTGCATTAACAGACCATGGTAATATAGCTGGGTGTGTTAAGTTTTATACAGAAATGAAAAAACATGGTATAAAGCCAATATTAGGTTGTGAATTATATATCTGTGAGTCCGATCCGTCTATACAAACCCCTGAAAATAAAAAACTCAGTCATCTAGTTATTCTAGCCAAAAATTATGAGGGTTGGAGAAGTCTAATAAGAATAGTATCAGAATCTAATAGGCCAGATTTTTATTATCACAAACCTAGACTAGACCTAACCACGTTATCCAAGTTCTGTAACAACAATATTATAGCCTTTTGTGGTCATCCTGGGTCGGTAATAGCAGATAAAATTACTGAAAACAACCAACTTAAAATAGATTGGGTCGATATAGGAAAACGGGAGATTTCTACCTATAAAACTATTTTTGGGTCAGAGAATTTCTTTTTGGAGGCTCAGCTTATGGATAAAGATAATTCTCCAATACAAAGCATATTAACTGATGCTATGAGACAATTATCTAAAATCACCAATACTAAGATCATATGTACTCCTGATGCTCACTATGCACGAAGAGAAGACGCAACAGATCAAAGAATTTTATTGTGCAATAATCTAAAGACAACATTTCCTGACATTAGTAGGAAAATAGCTAATGATGAGGCTGTTGCTCTTGGCTGTTTTTTTACATCTGATAATTTTCATATATTATCTCAGGAAGAAATTAAAGAGATTCATACTGAAGAAGAAATAGTTAATACTAATATATTAGCTAATATGTGTGAAGAATATAATATTTTACATAAACCAAGATTACCTCCATTTCCTTGTCCAGACGGGATGGATGATGCTGAGTATTTAAGAGAATTATGTCGCAAAGGTTGGAAAGCCAAAATAGCTAATGTTATTCCCAAGGAAGAACATCAAGTGTATGTTGACAGAGTAAAATATGAATTAGATATATTACAGGGTGCTGGTCTATCTAGTTATTTTTTAATAGTACAAGATATTGTTAATTATGTAAGAAAAAATGGTTGGCTTCCCGGACCGGGCAGAGGCTCGGCGGCGGGTTGTTTAGTTTCATATCTTATAGGTATAACAAGTATTGATCCTATAAAATACAGCTTATTGTTTGAAAGGTTTTATAATAGTGGTAGAAATTCCAAAGATCACATATCAATGCCAGATATAGATGTGGACGTTCCTATTGACAAAAGGGAAAATATTATAGAATATATTAAGCAAACATACGGGGTCGATAAGGTTTCTCAGATGATTACTTTTAATACCATGAAAGGTAGAGGTGCTCTTAAAGATGTTCTGAGAGTTTATGGTAATATTAGTTTCGATGAAATGAATAAAATAACTAAAAGCATACCTGATGAGTCAAAAATTGCGGACGATCTTCAGGAAATGAAGGATGAAACTGGTGAAGCTTCAATTATACGTTGGTCTTTAGAAAATCAGCCAGATAAACTCAAGGAATGGTGCTACATAGACGACAATAATGAACTACAAGGCCCGCTTGCAAAAAGATTCGAACAGGCTATAAGATTAGAAGGAACAAAGTCCAATCAATCCAAACATGCTGCCGGAATAGCAATTAGCTCAGAACCATTAAATACAATTTGTCCAATGGTATACGATAGTAAAAATGATCAAATGATTGCTGGCATGGAAATGCAAGATTTGGAGGCTTTGGGAGTTATTAAGTTTGATATTCTTGGAATTGCAATGTTAGATAAAATTATGACTATTCAAGATATTCTTAAAAATGGAGAATGATTATGGTAAAATTTATGGATTTAGCTGTAGGTCAAAAGTTTAGGACATCTGTTAATGGTGGACCAATAAGTGAGTATGTAAAGATATCTGAAGAGAGAGTAAGCTGCTGTCATATTCTGACTGCTGCTCTTGTATCCAACCCTCAACAAAAGGTTCAAATAACTCCGCTTGTAGAGGTTGAATTAGTAACAGAAACTACGAGTAATAACAACTAATGATAAACTATAACAAAATTTGCGTATTTGATTTTGAAACAGATGGGTCTGATCCAAGAACTTGTAGTCCAGTGCAAATGGCTGCATTAATCATCGACCCAATTAAGTTAGAAATTGTGCCTAAGTCAGAATTTAATGTTTTCTTTAAACCAGAAACTTTGGCTAAGGACGAAAATTATGTATATACAACAGATATACTGGATTTTCATGCTAAGGTTAAAGGCTGTTCTAAGGACGATATTTTGACTCAATGGAAAGAATATCCTGAACAAGAACAATCTTGGAAGATGTTTACTAATTATTTAGAAATGCATCACAGTAGATCTTCTAAAAAGAGTCAATTTAGTGCTCCAATAGCGGCTGGATATAATATCAATCGTTTTGATTTGAATATCATAGATCGCTTGAGCGTTAAATATGGTCATACTAATAAAGAAGGTCGTTCTGATATATTCTATCCACGAGACGTTGTGGACATAATGAATCTAATATTTTACTGGTTTGAAAGTAATAATGATCTTAAGAGCTACACATTAGACTCTTTGAGAGATTATTTTGGAATATCAAAAGTTGGTGCACACGACGCATTTAAAGATGTTCAAGATTGTGCTGAGATACTGATAAGGTTTTTAAGACTGCATCGTAATTTGGGTAATAAAATTAAATTCAAAAACTCTTTTGCAAATGTCTAAAAAATTTCAATATTCTTGTGGATGTTCGTTTAATGTAATTGAAGGCAATGACCCAGAAAAAACATTAATAGAATTCCTTCCTGTTATAGAAAATATACCGTTGGACTGTACCAAAACTTGGGAGTTAATATCTGCCGGTAATACAAAGGGATGTTTTCAGTTAGAGTCTAGGCTTGGTAAGTCTATGGCTAAAAAGTTAAAACCAGAAAATATTGAACAATTATCTGGGTTGATCAGTATTCTTAGACCGGGATGTCTTGAAGCTTATAGAGAAGGTAAAAATGTTAGTAATCACTATATAGATAAAAAGAATGCTCAAGAATCAGTAGATTATTATCATCCTTCATTAGAACCCATATTGCACAGTACATATGGTGAAATGATCTATCAGGAACAAGCTATGGAAATAGCTAAAGTAATTGCTGGTTTTAATTTGGAAGAAGCAGACATGTTGAGAAAAGCTATTGGAAAGAAAAAACCAGAGGAGATGGCCAAAATCAAGTCGAAGTTTTTAGAGGGATGTAAACTTAAGAATACGGTATCAACTGAACAAGCAGAAGAGATTTTTGGGTGGGTCGAAAAAAGCCAAAGATATTCATTTAACAAAAGCCATGCTGTGTCATATGCTATTAATGCCTATCTATCGGCGTATACTAAGGCACATTTTCCCAGGGTGTTCTTTGCGTCATATCTAAGATTTGCGAAAGATAAAATAGACCCCAAAGCAGAAATAAAAGAGTTAGTACAAAATGCCAATGAGATGGATATAGATATTAGTATACCAGATATTAGAAATCTTAATAAGCACTTTATTTTAAAAAATCAAAAGATATATTTTGGATTAACAGATATCAAAGGTTTTGGCCAGTCTATTTTTGATAAATTAATCAAACTACTAAAAGATAAAAAACTATACATAGATAATATGACATGGATAGAATTACTCATGCATATATTATTGAATATAAACTCTAATGCGTCCAAAGCTTTAATTCAAGCTGGTGCTTTATCTTTTCTGGTAAAGAGCAGAACTTCCATGCTTTTTGATTTTGGAATAGCTTCTGAATTAACAAAAAAAGAATGCGAATATATTATATCTAATATCTCTAAATATACAACAATATCGGATGCGATGCACGACCTGTATCATAATGCTAAAATCAATAAAAACAGGAAAAGCATTATTCTTACTTTAATTAATGCTATTAATAAACCTCCATATTCTTTAGAGG